AGCACAATCTAGCTTTATGCATTTTGTAAAAATGGTATGGCCTGAATTCATTGATGGCTATCATCACAATATATTAGCAAAAAAGTTCGAAGAGATTGCTTCAGGTAAGCTTAAAAGACTTATTGTTAATATGCCGCCAAGACACACTAAATCAGAATTCGCGTCTTACCTTTTTCCAGCTTGGTTAATGGGTAAAAAGCCTAAAACAAAAATTATACAAGCAACCCACACAGCAGAACTCTCATACAGGTTCGGAAGAAAAATGAGAAACCTAATGGATGATAATGTTTTTCGTAAAATTTACAAAAATGTAAGCTTAAAAGCAGACTCGAAAGCTTCAGGAAGATGGGAAACAAATCATGGAGGAGAATATTTTGGTGCTGGTATTGGTGGTGCAATAACTGGACGTGGTGCAGACCTACTTATCATTGACGATCCACACTCAGAACAAAATATAAATGATACAAGTTTTGATAATGCTTTTGATTGGTACTTGTCAGGACCAAGACAGCGTCTTCAACCAGGAGGAGCAATTGTAATTGTTATGACTAGGTGGTCCGAGCGTGATTTAACGGGAAGACTCATGAAACAACAAGCAGAGATAAAAGCAGATCAATGGGAAGTCATAGAGTTTCCTGCTATTTTACCAAGCGGTCAACCAATATGGCCTGAATATTGGAAATTAGACGAATTAGAAAAGATAAAAGCCAATTTACCCGTTATGTCATGGGAAGCACAATACCAACAAAAGCCAACTTCAGAAGAAGGGGCCATAATTAAACGTGAATGGTGGAAAACATGGAAGAGAGAACAGATCCCAGATCTTGTTCATGTCATTCAAAGTTATGACACAGCGTTTTCTAAAAGAGATAGCGCCGATTTTTCAGCAATAAGCACTTGGGGAATATTCAAATCACAAGATGGCTATAAAGATAATATTATTTTACTTGATTGCATGAAGGATCGCTTAGAATTTCCTGAATTAAAGAAAGTTGCTTTGGAGCAATACAAATACTGGGAACCTGAAACTGTAATTATAGAAGCTAAAGCGTCAGGCATGCCATTATTACAGGAACTTAGACAAGTTGGAATTCCTGTTGTCAGTTACACACCTTCAAAAGGCAACGATAAACTATCTCGTGTTAATTCTGTTGCACCTGTTTTTGAAAGCGGAATGGTTTGGGCTCCAGAAAAACAATTTGCTGAAGAAATGATTGAAGAATGCGCAGCTTTTCCTTATGGTGAGCATGATGATTTAGTTGATACTATGACTCAAGCATTGATGAGGTATCGACAAGGTAATTTTGTATCATTAAAGGACGATTATGAAGACAAACCATCTGAACCAAAACAATACGTATATTATTAAATGGTAGGGCCAGCAGCAGCATTGGTGCCATTGGCTACAGTTGCAGCAGGAATGGGATTATCCATACCAGCTGTAGTTGAATATTTCAGATCTAACAAAGGTATTGATTTGTCAGGGCTAGGATCAGATGATTTAGTTAACATAGAAGAATTATTTCCAGATCAATACAAAGATACTTTCAAAACATATGAGGACAGCTTTTATACGCCATCACCTGTTATAGGAAAAACAGATTTATCTATACTTCAAACTAAAAAAGATGATGATGAAGTTATTGATGTTAAGGAAGAAGACCTTGAAAAAATGCCTACAACAGAAATGACTAGAGGTGATGAAGATCCTGATCCTGATGATGGTAAAGGACCAGAACCACCAGTTAAAGACCCTTTTGAATCTATATTTGAGGATTTAGTACAAAGAGAATTTAAAAAGCAATTAGATAAGCTTAAAGAAGATTATAAAAAAGCAGATGAGTTTTTAGCAAAAGATAAAAATACAAAACAATACGTAGAGACCCTTAACCCTGTAAAAATTTATGGTGAGACAGATCTTAGAAAATTAGATTACTCAAATATTGAAGCAGATAAAATAGATTTTGATTTTAATGACAATTTGTTAGATGAAATAGGATCATCTTCTATTACGGAGCTAGATGGCAAAACCAAAGTAGATATGAAAGCTTTGACAGAAAAGTTTGGTTTTAAAATGCCTGATGCAGAATTTGTTAACCGCGCTCTTGAAGGAGACGCAGCATCTAGATTTTGGTACGAGAAAGGCGCTCAGTGGGTCGATAATTTTTTAGAGGGATACTCAGATGAAGATAAGAATAAATTTTTTGATATACTATCAATTACGTCTGGTGGTGTAACTCCAAAAGAAAACCTTAAAATTGCTATTGGAGTATTCTCTGATTATAAAAATGGTCGCCCTATTCGAATGGGTTTTCGTCAAGAACAATCACTTGATAAATTTTTAAAATTACCTGATCAGGTAGTTAACACACCTAAGTTTGGTAACTATGTTGATACGTTTAAATATTTTACGGGTCTCACGGACCGCGAACCAAATACCGTTAATGATTTACAAATGGCTAGAATATTTGGAATAGATCCAACGACACTAGCATCAAATCCAGAATTATATGCATTAATAACAAATTCACTAAACAGAATGACTTTTGAAGTCAATAAAACTTTACCTGATGGTAAGAAGCTGCAGCCATATCAACTCCAGGCTTTACTTTGGTCTGAGAGTCGAGGAGGGTCTACAAACTATGAGGATATGGGAAATGAATTAATATCCGAGCTCCAGGAAAAAGGATTTAAATTTAGAAATAATAAACTAGATCCAATAGAAATACTTGATCCGCGCTTCGTGGAAAAGTTACAAGCAACACAAGTTCCATATAAAGAAGCGGTCAAAGCAACAATAGAGGTAGGTAGTTTCTTGACAGAGGACGGCAAAAAAATTGAGCAGCTTATAAATAATTTTAGTGATGATAAAACATTAATGAATCAAATAAATTTAATTCATCGATCTAATCTTAGTAAACTCATTACCAAAAAAGGAAAAGAACCTTCGATTATGGAGATGGCTGTATCAGCTGTCCTTGGGCAAAAAGTTGATATTAGTAAAATGAAACTTGGAGCGGGAACCTATGACGGTAAAGCTAATTTTAACATTGTCGTCCCATTAACGGTTAAGGTAGGAAACAAATTTGTTGAATTAACGGAACCTCAACGAATGCAGGTGTTGGCTTTACTAGGGCAGCACTTAAACCAAGACGCAATGGCAGCCAGTAATTTTATTATATCTGACACACCGATTGAGGGCAGAAATAGAACAGGGATGTTGTACTATCAAGGTAATTATTCTCAGGAACAGATCCAACAACTACACAATGAATTAGGACTAGATTTCAATGTAAAGAATGTACCTGGAGGATTTGTAGCAGAATTTTTAACTTTTGATAACAAAGCGCCAGAGGGGAGCCTTATAAAATCAGGATTCGAAAAAGTATTTGGTGATCAAGCTGAAATGGTATATAACAAAAATGTCTATTGGTCAGGTGACTATTTAGAAAAAACCGATTACAGAAAGATTATAAATGGCCTTCAAAGAAGTATCAGCACAGGAATTCTTAAAGATAACAGGTCTTCCACGTTCAACCTCGACTATCTCAACAGTCTCATCAAGACGATCCAAGCAGTCTCAAAATCGAGAGACGAAAGCTACAAAACCATCCTCGAAAGCAACAAAGTCGTCAAACTCTTAGAAAGCTTAGTCGATAAGAAAAAAGATGGCGGCCTGATAAAAAGGCGTATAGTTATACCTAAATTTAATTTTGGTGGATTAATTGACGTTAATAATCTATAAAAAAGTATGGCTGAAAATAATATAGAAAAAAAGATAGAAGCCGTTGTCGGCGATACCATAGAGGATGCTGTTAAAAACGAGGAACCTGTAGAGATAGAAATTGTTTCTGAAGAAGTGACTATCACCGACGATCCGCGAGACGTGCTACAAGACTTTACAGCTAATCTAGCAGAAGACATAGATGATAATGAATTAAATATTATTTCTTCAGATTTAATGCAGGAATTTGAAAATGATAAAGCGTCCCGTGAAGAATGGGAAAGAACTTATTCTCAAGGTTTAGATTTACTAGGATTTAAATACAATGAAAGATCTCAACCGTTTCAAGGAGCAAGCGGAGTCACGCACCCATTATTAGCAGAAGCTGTTACACAATTTAGTTCATCTGCTTACAAAGAATTGATGCCTGCAACAGGACCTGTACGAACATATGTCGTGGGCGATGAAACGCCAGAAAAGTATCAGCAGTCACAACGCGTAAAAGATTTTATGAATTATCAAATTACAAATGTCATGGAAGAGTACACACCTGAACTTGATCAGATGCTTTTCTATTTACCGCTATCAGGATCGACATTTAAAAAAGTTTACTATGATGCTAGTCTTGGAAGAGCCGTGTCAAAATTTATTCCCGCAGAAGATTTAGTCGTTCCCTATACAGCAACTGATTTAGAAAGTTGTGAACGTATCACACATGTGGTGCGCATGACAGAAAATGAAGTACGTAAAAAACAAGTATCAGGTTTTTACAGAGATATAGAATTAAAAACTTATGACGAGTCTTCAGAAAATACCTACAGCGTAAAAGAAAAAATAGACAAGCTTGAAGGTGTTGAACAAGTAGGCGAAGGCATGATGATGTCTCTTTTAGAATTTCACGTGAACTTAGATTTAATTGGATATGAAGACAAACAAGGTGATAAAGAAACTGGTATCAAAATTCCTTACATTGTCACCATTGATGAGGAGTCTAGAAAAGTTTTATCTATTAGAAGAAACTATGAAGAAGGTGATAAACTTTACAAAAAAACGCAATACTTTGTTCACTTTAAATTTTTACAAGGGCTTGGTTTTTATGGATTTGGTTTAATACATTTAATTGGTGGCCTATCAAGATCAGCAACACAAGCACTTAGACAATTGCTTGATGCAGGAACTTTATCAAACTTACCAGCTGGGTTTAAAGCAAGAGGATTAAGAATTCGTGATGACGATAATCCTTTGCAACCTGGCGAATTTAGAGATGTTGATGCACCTGGTGGTGCTATTCGTGATGGATTAATGCCATTACCTTACAAAGAACCATCCCAAACATTATTCGCTCTTCTAGGTTTTGTGGTGCAAGCAGGCCAACGATTTGCACAAATCGCTGACATGCAAGTCGGTGATGCAAATCAACAGGCGCCTGTAGGAACAACAATTGCCTTACTAGAAAGAGGATCAAGAATAATGAGCTCGATACACAAAAGAATTTATTATTCGATGAAAAAAGAGTTTAAACTTTTAGCTAATGTTGTAAAAACCTATTTGCCTCCCGACTATCCTTATGCGGTGGTCGGGGGCGACCGATCAGTAAAAGCATCTGATTTTGATGAAGCAGTTGATATCATTCCAGTGGCAGATCCTAATATGTTTAGTATGGCACAAAGAATTCAATTAGCGCAAACACAATTACAAATGGCCACATCAGCGCCACAATTACACAACATCAAAGAAGCATATCGTAGAATGTACGAAGCACTTGGTGTTTCTGACATAGATAAAATTATGAAACTTGATAAACCAGAACCAATGAGCCCTACGATGGAGCATCAACGTTTATTAGATCAAGACAAAATTGAGGCATATGAGGGGCAAAATCATGATGCGCATATTCAAGCTCATTTATTATTTGCCATGTCACCAGTTGTGCAAGCTGTTCCAATGGTAGCTATAGATTTGAATAAACATATCATGCAGCATATTTCATTTAAAGCTATAGAAACTGTAAATGCTGAGGTACAAGCTGCAGAGTCACAAATGGGAGAGGAAGCACAAAATATTGATGAATTGAAAACAGCACAAATTGCAACTTTGGAGGCACAGTTTTTAGCTGCAGTTCAACAACAACAAGCTCAAATGTCTGGTCAAGGACAGCCTGATCCAGTTATTCAACTTAAACAACAAGAACTACAGCAAAGAGCTATGAGAGATCAAAAAGATGCTGAGTTTGATTTTGCTAAATTAAATCTCGAACAAGCAAAATTAGCACAAAAAGAGAAAACTGATCAAGCTCGTATAGAATCTGCTGAAGACATAGCTCAGTTAAGAGCAAATATTAATTTAAAAAAATTAGATGCCGCTCAAAAAAGGAACTAGTCAAAAAACTATATCTGCTAATATTAGCGAGTTAAACAAAGCTAAAGCAAGTAAAAGTAGACAAAAGGCAATTAATACTCTAGCTTCAAAGAAGGGTATTAGTAAAAAGAAGGCCAAACAGAGGCTTTCTATAGCGATAGCCCTACAAAAGGCAGGTAAACGTGACAAAAGAAGAACAACTTAGTAATTATATAATTAAATTAAGGGATCTTATAATTGATGAGAATTGCTCATTAGATGAGAACTTTATAATGTTTGAGGCTCTGACTATCGTCGCTAAAGACCTGCTTCATGTTACTATGGATGATTATCAGGCTTTACAAGTCATGGAACAGTCGTTAAAAGATATGTCAGATAATGTAACTATTCATTGATATGAAAAAAAATTTAAAACCAATACCAAAAAGCAACAAGGGCTTACCTAAACTACCTAAAGCTGTTCGTAACAAAATGGGCTTTATGAAAAGAGGAGGCATGGTAAAAGGTTCTAGAGAGGGATCTATTATTAATACTCAAACATCTTTTAAAAAAGGTGGACTTGCTGGTAGACTTGCGATGCGTGGTTACGGAAAGGCTAGATAATGAACTTTAAAAAAACCAAAGTTGAAGTTGTTAAACAAAAAAACCCGTTTCCTAATTTGATAGTATCTTCTGATGCTGCAATTGTTTACTCACCTTTTGTTGTTAAAAAAAATAAAGGTGCTGGTCCTCAAGGACAATCAAGCAATGCACAAATCAAAAAAGTTGCTTTCAAGGGTGTAAAGTAATACAACCCAATTAACAAAGGAGGTTTCTATGAATCTAATAAGAGACTTAGTCGATCATTTAAAAGAATGGTCTGATTGGAAAATGAAAGATTGGATTAAAGCTGGTATTGTAGCAATAATCGTAATTGTAATTATAGGAGCAATCTAGTTTATGGTTTGGCAATTATTGGCTAAACCACTTCTTGGC